CGTGCTGCGCGGCTTGGCGCTGGAGAGCGTGCGCGCGCTGGTGATCAACATCGACGTGGCGCTGGCTGTCTTCGGGGCCCAGTTGCGGGCGCTGCGCATCGATGACGACCTGCGCATGGTGCGCAAGGTGCTGGACCGCGCGGCTGGCAAGGGCTAACATGGCGCTGGAGATCGGGTCGATCACGGTGATCCAGGCGGCGGCAGATGTCACGGGCTGGCGCCCGGAGGAGCTGCCGGCGATGGATGGCCAGGAGACGGATGGCTACTGCAACCTGCGGGCCGGGCCGTCGGACAGGGCCGGCGTGGTGGCTGTGCTGCGGCCAGGTATGCGGGTCGTGGTGCTGGGCGTGGATGACGGCGGCTGGGCGCCGGTGGCTGCGCTGGGCTGGGTGAGCAAGGAGTTGCTCAAGGCGACAAGGTGATGCTATGGCGCTGATTTGTGTGACGGAACCGGTGGTGGAGCCGGTATCGCTGGCTGAGGCCAAGCTGCATATGCGGGTCGAGATTACCGAGGATGACACGCTGATCGCTGGGCTGATCACGGCGGCCAGGGAACATTTCGAGTCGACGGCGCGGCCGCAGTTGGCGATGCTGACGCAGACCTGGCGCTATGTGACCGATGCCTGGCCGGCGGGTGACACGCTGGAGCTGCGGCCCTGGCCGTTGCAGAGTGTCACGTCGATCAAATACACGAGCGATGCCGGCGTGGAGGCGACGCTGGCCTCCAGCAACTATGTGGTGGATACCTACAGCGAGCCCGGGCGCGTCAGGCTGAAAAGCACGGCCACCTGGCCGTCGACGACATTGGCCGCGCTGAACGGGCTGGTTGTGGAGTTCGTGGCCGGCTATGGCGACACGCCGGGCGATCTGCCGCAGCGGCTGCGCCAGGCGGTGCTGCTGCTGGTGGCGCACTGGTATGAGAACCGGGAGCCGGTGGTGGTGAGCGGCGCCATGCCTAAAGAGCTGCCGCTGTCGGTCCAGTCGCTAATGCGGCACTGGCGGCGTGAGGTAGGCTGATGCAAGCTGGACGGTTGCGACACAGGATCACGATCCAGGAGCCGGTGACGGCGCGCAACAGCTACGGCGAGGCGATCACGACCTGGACGGCAGTGGCCACGGTCTGGGCATCGGTGGAGCCGCTGTCGGGCCGGGAGTTCTTCGCGGCTGAGCATGTACAGAGCGAGGTCACGCATCGGGTCAGGATGCGCTGGCAGTCGGGCATAACGCCGGACATGCAAGTGCTGTTCGGCGGCCGGGTGCTGAAAATCGAGGCGGTGATCAACTATGGCGAGCGGCGCACAGATTTGCAGTTGATGTGCCAGGAGGTGGCTGCGTGAGCGCGGCGTTTGATGTCAAGCTGGAGGGCGGCGACGAGTTGATCGCTGCTTTGCGCCGGATGGATGTGAACGTCAAGGCTGAGCTGCGCGCGGCGGTGTCGGCCGGGGCGGTCATTGTGCGGGACGCAGCCAGGGGCTTGGCGCCGGGTCCGGAGATCGAGACGGCCGTGGTGCGCGCGACGGCGAGCGTTGTCGAGGTCGACATCGGGCCGACGAAAGAGAAATGGCATTACAAGTTTTTCGAGACTGGCGCGGCGGCGCATGAGATTCGGGGCAAGGCGCTGCTGGCCTTCGAGGGTAGCAATGGCCTGGTGGTGACGCCGGGCGTGAGCCATCCGGGCATGGGCGCCAGTCCGTTCCTGCGGCCGGCGATGGACGCCAACGAAAGCGCGGCGACGGATGCTATCGGCGCCAAGCTGCGCACCAGTATCGAGGCTGCTGGATCATGACGCAGATCGAAGAGACGCTGGTGGCCAGGCTGCTGGCTGAGACGACGCTGACGGCGCTGGTGAGTGACCGCATAGAGCCGGTGCTATCCAGCCAGGACACGACGCTGCCGGCGCTGAGCTATCAGACGATAGGCCGGGCGACTGAGCACAGCCACGACGGGCCGAGCATGAGCCGGCCGCGCATCCAGTTGACGGCCATCGGTTCGACCTATGCCCAGGTGGTGGCCGTGCTGGCGGCGTGCAAAACTGCGGTCGACGGCGTGGCCTGGGGCGATGGGTGCGCATCGTTCGTCGAAAACGAGTTTGACGGTTGGGATAACAGCCGGGCCGCAGGTGTCTTCGTGCGGCGCATGGATGTGGTGGTGGTGGATCCGTGAGGTGACGTGATGGCCAGGAAACGAGTGACTGAGACGATGGAGCCGGCGCCGGAGGGCAGCCGGGTGCTGGTGTACCGGCGAGAGCCGGAGCCTGGTGATCTGTACGAGGTTGGTAGCTGGCGCGGGGTGCCGCATTTTCGGTGCAGGTGCTGCGCGTTTGATACGTTGGTAGCCGGCAACATGCTGGCGCATTTGGACAGCCACGCCGGCAGCGAGCCGGTGAAGATTATGCAGAAGGACACGGAGGTGTCAGATGGCAACAGCGGCTAAAAGTTCGTTTGGATCGTACCTCAAACTGGGCGACGGCGGGACGGCGGAAACGTTCGCGACCATCGCCGAGGTACTGGACATCAAGGGTCCCAGCCTGGAGCTGGAGACGGAGGAAGTGACGAGCCACGACAGCACCGACGGCTGGGCGGAGCATATTGGCACGATCCTCAACGGCGGCGAGGTCTCGTTCGAGCTGAACTGGCTGCCGGCGAACGCGACGCAGAGTTTCTCTGCCGGGCTGCTCAAGGACATGGTTGGCCGGACACGGCGCAACTTCCAGCTTGTGGTGCCGGCGGCGACATCGCTGACATGGACGTTCGCTGCGCTGGTGACGGCGTTCGAGCCTGACCTGCCGGTCAAGGGCGCGCAGAAGGCGAGCATCACGCTGCTGATCACGGGCAAGCCGACGCTGGCGTAGGCGTAGGTTCGCGCGCGAACATGGACGGATCGGTCGGATTGGACGGATGGCAGAAAGGATAGGTGAGTATGGCAGTATTGACGCGTGATCAGATCATGCAGGCGGACGACCTGCGGACGGAGCTCGTCGCCGTGCCTGAGTGGGGCGGTGAGGTGATCGTCAAGGCATTGACCGGCCGGGAGCGGGACGCGTTCGAGGCGTCTATCGCTGGTGAGCGCCAGGGCAAGCGGGTCAAGCTGGACCTGGACAATGTTCGGGCCCGGTTCGTGGCGGCCTGCGTGGTGGATGAGGCGGGCCAGCCGCTTTTCTATCCCAGCGACATTGCGCTGCTAGGTGAGAAAAGCGCGGCCGCGTTGCAGCGGGTGTTTGAGGTAGGCCAGCGGCTGAGTGGACTGACGGATGGCGATGTTGAGGAGCTGGCAAAAAACTGAGGCAACGGCCAGAGCGGCGGTTCTACCATCGCCTGGCCGCCCTCCTGGGTTGCACGGTCGGCGAGCTGCTGGACCGGTCAACCAGCCGCGAGCTCGCCGAATGGATGGCCTACGACGCGGTCGAGGGCCTGCCAGATCGGCGGCAGGAGATTCTGCTGGCCAGCCTGCTGGCGATCACGGTCAACATCAATCGGGATCCGAAGGCGCACGGCGAGCCCGCGACGGCGCTGGATTTCCTGCCCTGGATGCGGCCGGAGGATGACGACGAGCCGGAGCCGGTGGACATGGTGAAACGGATCGAGATGCTCAATGCGCTGTTCGGCGGCGAGGATCGGCGGCAGGACAAGGTGAGCTGATGGCTACTCTAGCGACGCTGGTTGTGAGGCTGGTGGGCGATGTGGGCGGGCTGTCGTCGTCTCTCGACGAGGCGGGCCGCAACGTCCAGCAGTTTGGGCGCAACATCGGCCAGGTGGGCCAAGACCTATCGACGCGCGTCACGGCGCCGATTATCGGCGTGGGCGCGGCCGCTGTGGTCATGGGCAACCAGTTCAACAGCGGCATGGCCAACGTCATCAGCCTGGTGCCAGACGCGGCCGGGGAGATCGCCAACCTCCGCGGGCCGGTGCAGGACCTGGCAATCGAGATGGGCCAAAGCACGGGGGACATGACCAGCGGCCTGTACCAGGTTACGAGCGCGTTCGGCTACACCTCGGACAGCATGGAGACCCTGCGCATCAACGCGATGGCGGGTGCGGCCGGGCTGGCCACTACCACGGAGGCCATCGCGTTAACCAGCGCCGTGACCAAGGGCTATGGGGACACGACGGCAGAGGCGGTCCAGAAGGCGGCTGACTTGGCGCTGAAAACGGTGCAGATGGGTCAGACGACGTTCCCAGAGCTGGCGGCCAGCATCGGGCGGGTGACGCCGTTGGCGGCCAGCCTGGGTGTGGCGCAGGAGGAGTTGTTCGCGGTGATGGCCACGGGCACGGGCGTGACGGGCGGCGCGGCGGAGGTGAGCACGCAGCTGCGCGGCGTCCTCCAGGGATTGATGGCGCCTACGTCCGACATGACCAGCCTGATGTCTGATTTAGGGTATGCCAACGGGACGGCCATGCTGGAGGGACTGGGCCTGCAGGGGACCATTGCGGCAATCATCGGCGCGGCTGAGGCCAGCGGGACGCCATTGCAGAAGTACATCGGCTCCATCGAAGGCCAGACACTTGCCATGGCCCTGGGCGGGCCGCTGGCGGGCGACTATGCCACCAAGCTGGCGGCCATGGGGGACGCGGCGGGGTCGACGCAGCTGGCGTTTGACGCACAAACGCAAGGCGTCAACGCGTCGGGATTCGCCATGCAGCAGGCGGCCATCCAGGGCCAGGTGCTGATGCAAAATCTGGGCAATGCGCTGGGCCCTGTGGTGCTGCTGGTGACGAGCTACGTCTCTCAGTTTGTGGGCTGGCTGACGGGGCTGGTGGATCAGTTCACGGCGTTGGACCCACAGACGCAGATGATCATCCTGGGGGTGATCGGCATGGTGGCTGCCATCGGGCCGCTGCTGATGATTCTGGGTCCACTGGTGACGGGCTTCGGTGCGGTGGTGACTGTGATCGGCGCGCTGCTGTCGCCCATTGGCTTGGTGATCGTCGCCGCTGCGCTGTTGGCTGCGGCGGTGGTGAATCATTTCGGCGGGGTGCAGGAGACTATCGACGCCGTGGTGGCGTTCGTCTCCAACCTGCTGGCGGGCCTTAGCACGTTCATCGGCGCCAACCAGGCGCAGATCGGCGCGACGATTGACCAGGTGTGGACGCGCATCCGGGAGACGGTGACGACGATCATCAACGCGGTGGAGGCGGTGGTGTCGGCCGTGTTTGGGGTGGTGGCCACGTTCATTGACAACCATGGACAGGAGATTGCCGCATTTATCATGTCGGCCTGGCAGCAGATCGGGAGGATCATCGACCTGGCCCTGCAACTGATCCAGGAAGTGGTGACCAGGGTGATGGGCGCCATCACGTCGTTTATCGACACACACGGCGCCGAGATCCAAGCGATACTTGGCACGGCGTGGAACCTGATCCAGGGTATCATCCAGACGGCGCTGGATTTGATCGAGGGCGTGATCCGGGTTGCGCTGGCCATCATCCGGGGCGATTGGGATCAGGCATGGACGGAGGTCAAGACGCTGGTTGAGAACCTGTGGAATGACATCCAGGACGTGATCGACAATGCAATACTGTTTGTCATCAACTCCATTACGCTGTTCGTGAACACAGTGATTGAGTGGTTTACCAATTTGTATAACGAGCTGGTGGGCGGCTCGATTGTGCCGGACATGGTCGACGGCATCATCCGCTGGTTCACGCAGCTTGGGGAGCGCGCGGTGGAGCTGGTGCAACGTCTGGTGACTGCCGTCATCGAAAAATTCACCCAGCTGCGCAACAACGTGGAGGAGGTCGTAGGCCAGCTTAAACAGCGCGCCATCGATGCGTTCAATAACCTGCGCGACGACGTTCTAGGCATCCTGGGGGGCCTGGCTGGAGGCGCTGCTGAGCGCGGCGCTGCAATGGTCAGGGCATTTGCTGAGGGAGTGATTGGCGCACTGAACGGTGCGATCGACGCGGCGCGGCGGCTGGCGCAGGAGTTGCGAGACCTGCTGCCGGGTTCTGATGCCAAGACTGGCCCGCTGTCTGATTTGACTGCCAGCGGGCGGGCTCTGCCTGAGACGCTTGCAGCAGCGATCAGCCGGGGT